GAAAGCAAATATCGAATAATCGCCCGCCGTTGACCGCCCTACAATCGCGCCTTTGCATTCCGCGCCAAGCGTTGCGGAAAGCGCCTCAAATGACGGAAACGGCCCCCAACCATCAGCAACGGGAATGGCATTTGTAGCCACGTCTGTTGCTTCTGTGTTGAACGGGGACTTATCTGGCTCGAATGGTGCGAAGAAATTCATTAGAAATCCGTCGCCCTGATTTGTCCGCGTGGCATTCTTGAAAGCGTTTCGCTGTTCATTTTCTCAAGGCAAAACTGTTCTTCTGTGAAATGAAGCGCAGCGGCTGCGGTATCGCGGGTTACATTTGTATGAAGAATGCGCTTGGCGGCAGCCCTGATCAGGCGCTCACCATAGGTCATCCAAGCGTTTGTATCCGAGCCATTAACAAGGGCCGGAAGCCGTGGAATGCCAATCAGTCGCGTGGAATAAATGGCGTTGGGTGTTGGCCAAAAATGGATTTCATCCCCGATCCAGGACCACGCAACCGGCTTTCCGTCTGATGTGGACGGGCTATGGAACAAATCCATTTCCACAGGTGAAATGCGGTCGATTTCCGATAGCGTTCCGCCCTGTGTCTGCAAGACGGTATCTATGCGCACCATCGTTGGGATGTCGGCCAAATCAGCCGAACCGTAAGCCCTTTGCCCAACTACGGTTGAAAACGTCAAAGCGCGGGATTGATTGAACCAAAACCGCGTCGTTTCATAAGTGGCAATGGCCGACTGGATTGATTCTTTGATTTCGGTATTTAAATCTGATCTGGCAAGTTCATTGGCAATGCGGGCTTGCATGATTGCATAAGTTGTCATGAGCAAGACCTTTCATGCCGATAAAGACCTCGCCCGATCTGCTTGCCGCAAATCTTGCATTGGCCTTTGGCTGTCAGTTTTGGCAGGGGTGGAGAAGGCGTTGCCGCCTCCCCCGATATTGCGTCCTGATACCAGATCAGGATTTGGGTCATATCCATCACGGAATGATGTAAAAGACCGCGACTTCGGCAGAGCCTGCGGACGCAGCAGTGCCGGACTGTGTGTAGATCGCCCGAACCGGCGTATCCGCTGCAAGTCTGCCACGAGCCGTTGAAACGGCAGGGTCGCCGGATTTTGCGCCAAGTGTGCCTGCAAGGACCGTCGCCGTTGGCGCAATGTCGTTGTAGGTCGAGGCGTTCATACCGACTTCCAGAACGTTCGTGGTTGCGGCGTTGAATGCCGTGGTGATGTGGGCAATCCAGCGGGTGATAATCGCACCAGCGGGAAGCGTTCCAATCACCACGCCAGTCGCAACACCAGTGGTGTTATAAGCGATCTGGGCCGTGATATATGCCTCCTGCTGAGTGTGCAGACGGCGGGCTTGTGTTCCAGCAGTATTGGTAGCCATTTCTCAATCTCCTTTTACGATGCCAGAGCGGCGTAGGTGGAGATGGCGATGGTGCTGAAATCGACGGAATTGAAGACCGTCTTCTTCAGGCCCCAAATCGACTGTGCCGAGACGCCAAGTTCGCGCTCGTAGTCGAAAAGCTCCTCAACCCAGTTGTAGTTTTCGCCACCGGAGAACTTCTGCCCGTAGCCAAGCGCACAAGCCTGCGCACCGCACAGAACGGCACGGCGGGTGTTGGCAACAGCAGTGCCAAGCGTCGAGTGAACGCCTGGAGTAATGCGGGCCGATTCGTGGAGGATCACGTTGTTGTAAACGCCCAAGGAACCCTTGAAAATCGGGTTGTTGGTTGTCTGACCACCCATCATTGCGGCCTTCTGGATATCCTGCCAGTTGCCGGTCGTGGTGGAGGTGCGCAGCGACGTGGTTTGCGACGGATGGATAAACATGACATACATGTCTTCGCCATTGACGCGAACGGGCCGGATCATCGGTGATGCGAGTTTGGCAATTTCCACCGCCTTGTCGATCAGCGCGAGGGTCAGGCTATCCGTTGCCGGTGTGGTCAACGCCTGATCGGTTGCAGCGGCATTACCACGAATAACGCGGGTTGCTGCTGGTGCGATAATGGTGTTGTTACCGGTGTAGACGGAGTTGGTGACCGGCGTATAGCCGCAGATGTGATTGAAGAACACCTGATCGACACGGCCTGCATACCAATCCTTGAGGCCGTCCTTTGCTTCTTCGCGCAGGTTGAACGGAACGCGCTGTGCGTCAATCGTGCCGTTGTTGCGAACGCGAACCGCATGAGACAGTTCATTGATGGTAAGTGCATCGGAATAGGTCGTCAGCGATTCTTCATTGCCTTCAAGAATCTGGTTTTCCGTCACGCCATCGCCCGTGAGCTGCATACGCAGGCCGAAGGTGATCTTGTCGCCGGAACCTTTCTGAAGGTCGGTTTTGAGGTGGATCAAGCTGGAGGCAGACGAGCCGATGAAACGCCCAATATAGGTTTCCTTGAGCGCTTCAACAGACAGCGTTTTTGCCCACAATTTGACGGCTAGTGCGTCGTTGACGCCATAAGAAGTCACTGCCATTTTCTGGCTCCATTGTGTGATTGAACTGGTCTGGTGAAGTGCCGCAATGCGCTGCGGACGGGCGGAACATCGGCTTTAACGTCCCCGAAGCAGACGAAGCGCTTTAACGTCGCGATGACGGGCGGAATTTAGACTGTTCCGGCAGTTGATTAATTATGCGCCCATGAGTTGACGCATTTTCTTCGGGTTTTTCGATGCATACGTTTCAAATTCCTGTGGCGACATGCGCAACAGGTCTTGAGCCGTAATGGATGCACCGGCTGCACTGCCACTGGCTTGTGACAGCGATTTGGTTGACGGCTTGGCCTCGACGGGCGCTGCCGCTTGTTTCGGGGCATAACCACGCTGTTGAGCAATGGTATAGGCAATTTCAGCCGGAGATTTTCCAGACCTTGCCGCCGCGATTGTGATGGATTTGGCCTCCTCCATGATGATTTGGCCGATTTCGTTCTGCGGAACACCCACAAGCTGCAATTCTGTCACCCGCGCATTGCGCAAATGATTCACTGCCTCGTAGTAGTCCGGCTTGGTCTTGAGAAATTCCTGTTCATGGTATTGCGTGAACTCCGACATCTGCGCAAATTCAGCGCGTTGCCGTTCTGCCTGTTCGAACTGCGCCAAACGCTGCTCAACCTGCTCCGTCCGCGTCATGTTCTGGCGAATACCGCCAATCGGATCGTCTTCAAGACTGTATTGCTGTTCTTGTTCCGGTTCCGGCTGCATTTGCCGTAACAGGACTGTCATTCGCTCCTGAAGGCGGGCAGAGTCCAATTCCATCTGCCGGAATCGTTCGTCCGCAGCCTTGCGGGCTTCCCGTTCACGGTGAAGCGCCTGGATTGGAACAACCTGCTTTTTGGGCTTCTGTTCCGGCTCCTGATCCGCCTCGTCCGGCGCATCGGCTTCCATATCAATTTCATCATCAACGTCTTCTACAACGTCAATAACTTCTTGTTCTTCGCGTTCCGGTTCTTTTTCAGGAGTGCCGCCGCGATTGTCGAAATAGGCTTTTTCTTCCGGCGTGAATGTCGGAAGCACATCGTTCAGATTGTCGGTCATCAAGGGTCTGCCTTGTCAGTGCATGGTGAACGCCACCATGAGCGAAGCGGCGTATTATGCGCCGATTTGTTGGGCAGACTGGAATGCCTGCCTGTTCATGGTTTCAATGCGGGCATTGGCTTCCATGATTTTCAATTCACGTTCCAAAGCGAATTTTTCCCGCTCAAGAGCAATCGATGCATCGGCCTTGAATTGCTCAAGGGAGATTTGCGCCTCAATTTCGCGCTGCTTTGTCGTAATGTCGGCCTCCGCCTGAATCTTCTCAACTTCCGCAGCCATTTGCATCTTCTGCTGTTCCAGTTCAGATTGCATTTGCATCTTCTGGGTTTCCATTTGTTGCTTCATCTGCAACTCTTGGATTTTCGGATCAACAGGAGGCGGCGCGGACGCTGCCTTTTCAGCAGCCTCGCGGAATTTCGCACTGACCGACGAAGGCAGCGGGCTAAATTCAAGAACAGCGGTCCACATTTCCGGCGTCATCATGTTGGCGACCATCGGCAACATCTGCTGCATGATCTGCCAAGCCTGTTCTTTCTGGTTCGGGCTTGTCGGCGCGTCGTCAACGATGATGTCATAATCAGCGGTCTGGGCAATTTCTGTCAGCGGCTGGAATGATGGTGTATTATCGGACGTAATGCGCACCATGCGCTGCGGAGAAATCTGCTTTTGAATGATGTAAAGCAGCACCCTGCCCGACAGTTTACGATACCGGCGCAGGCTATCAAACAGGCTTGCCAGAATCGTCATTGATGTCTGTCGGCGCTGATATTCCAAAGACGCGGCCTGATTTGCCTCTTGCGCTCCGATCATCTCCACCGAAACACCGGACGTATCGCGCACCGATGAAACAGCAAAGTTCATAAGATCAAAGAACCCAGCCGGAACGGGCGGCGATTGCTTGGGTTGGATTTTGCCAGCCACCAAAGCATTCTTTTTAACCCATGTGATCTGATCGGCGCGGGCATATGTGCGTTCGGCCTCGTCCTGGTCCTCAAACGCATCCGCTTCGGCAAATATCCCGCCTTTGGCATTGGAATTGAGAATATGCATGGCCTGTGACAGCCATTTATTGGCCCAACGCTGTGGGTCTTTCATCGGTTTTACAACGCCATACCAAACGCCCTTGTTTCGGTCGCGCTTGCCAGTGATGCAGGTAAAGGAAAAATGATCCCCGCATGGTGACGGGCCGGTTTCAATGATTTTGGTGCCGATGAACGCTTGCTTGTAAATGCGGCGCTTTGTCGGCTTGCCAATCAATTCTGGATATTGGCTTTTGATCTGCAATGCTTCTTTTTCGGAAGTAACAATATTCTCGCCATTCGGCATTGAGAACGTGAAAGCATCCTCCATTTCATGCCATTGGCACTCGACAATCGTGACCAGTTTGTCGTCATCTGAATCAATGGATGAATCATTGCCATATGCCACACGCTCTTTAACGTGTGTTTCATCCGTGTCGGCGTCCGCTGATGCCCATTTGGCGTTGAGAACGTCCTCGTCAGCTTCTGGAAAAAGGCGTTCCGCTTCTTCTTTTGGCATTTTCTTCAAACGCCACAAGCGACGTGCATCAACCAGGTTGGCGCGACGGGCGTTGCAGTCCCAAAACATCTCGAACGGGTCAAGGCGTTCAGTCACCGGCTTGCCTTCTGGGTCTTCATCCGCGTCATATCGCGTTTCAGTCCAACCCATGCCGCAAATGACAGCATCACGGAATGCGTCTGAATCCTCGTCTTCTGCATCAGACAAATCACGGAACCAGCGGGCCGCTTCTGTCATGCGCTCGTTTAGCGTCGTGTCGTCAATCGTGCGCGGGAGAAACCGGACTTCCTGCCGGTTCGCCACTTCCTGCCCGCAAACCACGTCAATAACAGGCTGAATGCGATTGAACACAACGTTTGGGCGTTTTTGGTCCTTCAGGACTTCTTCTTCCTGTGTCGTGTATTGGCGACCGGCAACGAAATCAAAATCTTCTTCCGCGTCTTTGCGCCAATCGGATGAATGCTCACGATCCGCACGGAACCATGCCTTGAGCCGCGTGAAAAGATCATCGTCTTCTCCGTCAGCTTCTGGCTTTAGGCTGTCATCCATGAGGAAGTCCCTTGACGTTTTTTGTTGCGGTAGGCTTCATGTGGTTTTGGTGATTTTGGGTTTTCATAAGCGACCGCCATCAGCCCGAACGCATCCGCACCGTGCGAGGCCCAATCATGCTCTGGACCAAGACCAATGTTACGAGCGTCGTCTTTTTTCTCGTGATACCAGCCAAGCGCAGCCCGACCGGCTTCCGTGGTGGCTTCATTGAACCAGACCATCGGGAATATATTTCTGACTGCCTCGATACGTGCAGCGGCAGCGCCTTTGCCTTGGTTGGGAATGACCGTCACCGAATAGCCCGCTTTCTCCAGCGAGCTTTCGTATGAAACATCAAACACCTTGTCTTGTGTGCTGCCATCGTGAGGCAACCAAATCTGTGCACGTTCTGGCGTGTAGCCTTTGCCGCGAAGCCAATTGATGTGCGTGGCAAGCGGCTGGCCTACAGCCTCGTAATAATCCAGCACCCGAATTTCGCGCCCGATAAACTGGACAACCCATATCGAAACTGCGTCGGCCTTTGCGCCCGTGCCACCAATGTCAAAGAACAACCGAATGGTCATCAGCGGATCGGCAGCAACGCGGCTTATGCGCCCTTCTGACTTTGCAACAGCCAAGGCTTGAGCAAAGTAAGCACCCGCCGCGACTGTCAAATATCCGCCTTCCCAGATGTGGTCATATTGATCCGGCTGCATTCGAAGGCAATCAAGCCGTTCCTGCTCAAGTTCCGCATTGAACCAAGGATTGTCACGCCAATTGGCCTGAATGACTGTGGAGCCTGTTGGAACCTCGCCACCACGTAGCATCACATCAACAGGGTCGGTCTTGAGCCGGGCATTCCAGCTAAACCAAAGCTGTGAGCCTTCGGCGCGAATGGTTGGCCTTAGAAGATTGAGTGACCGCAAAGAAGCCGCTTGTGCTTCCTCCCACCATGCCCGTTTGAAACCTTCCAGCGACTTGATGGATTCCGCAGTGTGGTCCTGCATACCCTGAAAGATGATAGCGCCATCACCTGGCGTTTGAATAACCTCGTTAAAAACCTTGAAGCCGTCAGCCTCACCAAGCCGGAAATCCTTCAGCTTTGCTTCCAACAGGCGCTTGGATGAATCCTTGAGCGTCTTTTGCACTTCACGAATGCAGACAGACAGCAAACCCTTTTCCGCTAGACTGTCCTCAATCAACAGCCCGCCGAAGAAATGTGACTTGCCTGAACCTCGCCCACCCCATGCGCCTTTGTATCGAGCCGGTTCTAACAGCGGCTCAAATATTTCAGCCGTTGGGATTTGAAGGACGGACAATCGTTCGCTCTATTTTGTGAACGTGCTGGATTGGGTTGTTTGGGTCGCCGGAAACCTCCAGCCGTTCTTTCCATCCAGCCTGCGTTTTCATCCAGAAAATCATTGCAGCTGTATCGCCGCCCTTGGCCTTGTTAAACAGCGCACCACCAATTGATGCGTTGGCCTTTGCCAACGATTGATCAAGTTCC